GACAGTCCGTTGTAGAACAGTACGTAAACATTGTCGATGTCGTTGTCGATGAAGTCTGATTCAAATGTAAACCCTGCATTGTTGATGATTTTAGTTAGTAGATATTTGACTTGCACCATCGGGGTAAAATCACCGGCATACAGCGGCTCGTCATCCGATGATAACGGGCGTGTCCCTGCACCGCCAATCTCGGAAAAGTTCTGCCCCTTGTCAATTAGTGCGTACCGTACCGCTCCGGCAGGTAGCCCCGTGATGTCGGAGTTAATCGAATCAATTACATTCTGATAGGTGTTGTCGTGGTTCAGTTCAGACAGGTCTAAATCCCACAGCTTCATGTCGCCAATCTCACGGGCGACGGTTGCGGTTTCACCGAAGAACACCAACTCGAAATCAACGAACTTGCCGTTTGCGATGTAGCACGATTGCAGCTTTATGTGTCCGCTCATTTGGGGTAAGGTCGCCCAAGTCAGGTCGGCTGCGTATTTTTGTTTTGGGTTGAACGAGCCTTCAAGATTCACGTTGAACCAATCCCCGAACAATGCGATGTTGGTTTCGGTTGCCGGTACTCTGAACGTCCGGCTGAAATTAGAAACGACCTTTGCGATGTCCTGAATGTCGGCAAAGTTGTAGTTCAGTTTTACCGGTTCAGCATCGTACAGGTCAAGATAGTGCTGCGCCCCTGCATCGTCGTATATCCTTAATATGGTCATGCGTTGTATGTTTGGGATAGCTTCACTTTAAACGTCAGGTTGTACTGTATGGCGTGGCGTATGGTGCGTTGCTTGTACTCCTTGTCCATGACCGTTACGGGTATGTGCGTGAGGTTAGCAGTATTAACTATGTGAACTTCTTTTGATAGGAATATGCCACGTAAGAACGTGAACGCCTCCTCACTAAGCCAGTCCGATGTTAAGGTGTACATCTTTTCCACGTCTTGCGCAAAGATAGTTTCACCACGTTCAAAATTAAGTTTTTTGAATGTGGCGTTCTGATACGTGCCGTTAATCTTCCTGAACGTCTTGCCGTCTGTCTTCCAGTCAATCTCGTTCTTTTTGTCAAAGTTCCAGTAATCCCACCCGCCTTTCTGATTTGCCCAAGCAAGTCGAATGTTGTCGTACCTGCACTCGGTTGATTCGACACGAACAAAGTACACCGGCAGACTGATACCTGCCAACGTTGCCGATTTGATTCGGATGGAGTAGTGCGTCCAGTTCGGGTTGAATGTGTTGTCCGGCCAATAAAACGGGTTGATGGTCGATGTCGTGTTGCTTAAGTTTGCGGGGTATGCACCGTAATATATTAGCTTGTCCTGTTCGTTGGTGCTTGTACCTGCCGCTGCTCCGTTGGCTGCGTTAACAACGATGTCTTGCGTACCGATTAGTGTCGTGCCGTTCCAAATCGTAAACTCCACCTCGCCTGAATCGTTGTTGTCGTCGATAGTGGTGACGTCGTGGGGGAAGGCAATCACCCCGTAGTCGCTTAATCGTACCGGTATCTGCGGCTTACCCTCAATACCCCATGCGTTTGATTCGGGGTGTGAGTAAACGCCCGGAATGATGTCGGACATAAATTGATTAGTCAGGGCAAGTGTTGAGCCGACAACCCAACGGGTCAGTCCTGATGGGTATGCACCGTCAGCGTCTTGCAGAAACCAAGGCAAGAAAAAGACTTGCCATGCATCGGCTCCGAGCGTACCTGCTCCGGGGAACTCGGTAGGTACACCGGCAACGTCGTACTTTTCGCCAAACCTTACCTCAAGTCGTTTCAGTCCGGTGGTGTTTCTGCTGAACGGTTCGGCTGTGACGGCAGGTAGTTTGGTTGTGTAGTGGATGGAATAGTCCTCGCTGTATATCTGCGTATCGGGTTTGATATATGCCCGTGCCACCTCGTACAGGTTGAACATAAGCATACTTTGCGGATTCGGTGCGATGACGAACTGAGCAACGAGGGTCGCCACGTCATAGACCTGAACCAAAAACTTGAAGTTAGGTTGAGCGAGTGAGGATGATGTCACCCGAAAAACGCAGTCGCCCGAACCGAAGTAACCACGCCCACCGTTACCCTCTGCGCTGATGGGGTTCTGCGCTACACTAATTGCCATCGTCTATTGTAATTTATTATCAACGTATTGTTGTAAACCGCCCCGTAAGTCATCAAGGCTATCGTTAACCGCCTCCTCCATGTAATGGATTCCGGTGATGCCGTACTTGCCTATCTTGCGTGAAATAAGGTAGGCAACGGAGCGTAGTTTCTCATCGGTCTGCTTATCAAACCCCTTGCCGCCCGGCTTTTGCAACCGAATATTTTTCTGCTTCATCCATTGGTAGATGGGTTCAATCGGTGGCGGTGTCCGGTTAGGTCGTCTTCCCTGCTCGATTACGTCTGCGTACTGCTTTGCCTTGCCTTTAGCGGTGAAGGTTAGCTTCGTTTGCCCCGCTCCTTTCTTGATAAAAAAGGTCAGCGATTCTTTGAGCGTACCCGATGCGACACGTCTGCGCTGCCTCGTGCGTGTACCCGATGCGTTTGTTTCACGAACGGATTGGGTCGCCCCGATGTTGCGTTGCGCTCGTGGTATGACGACGTTCTGCGCCCACTCAGCAAGAATTTGTTTCAGGTCTTTGGTCATAGTTCGATGCCTCGTGAGTTGCAGTAATCAACGAACCATCCGTTCGGATTGGCTTGAACCATTTCGCTAATTAGGTCGAGTTCGTCGAGTGCGATTATTTGGGCGTGGATGGAACGCATTTTGATTTCACCCGCTATAACTTCATCCGCATTATCAGGATTGTAAGCCTTGATTAAATCAATTTCACGCTGCGTTAATTCGTTTGAGTTTAACTTCAAATGAATGTGACCCACAACGATTGATATTGAGCCGTCTTCGTTTTTAGTAATCATGGTTAATGCGAGTTATAAAGTATGCGTGTTGATATTACCTGCGTTGAGTTGGCAGTGGCGTTGTTGACAAGTTTAAGCCCGTACAGGGAGTTGTTTAAACCTGTGTCGGCAATAACGTTGACTAAATCCTCGTATGTTCCGGCAGCACTACCCGCAGCAACGGTGGCTGTAATTGTGCTATCCACACCCGCCACACGTGAAGTAAGCACGAGCGACCCCGATACGGGTTGAGCCGTTACCGTGTTGAACGTGAATAGGCTGTATGTTCCACGCATCCCCACGTTCTGCCTGAGTGATTCAGTTACTTGTGGCGTTCCTGTTGAACCCCAAAGAAAGCAGTATCGGGTAGTGCCTGATGCGAGTACAGTAGCGATGTCACCAAAAAGCCATTGAGTGATTCGCTTGGAATCAATACCCAACATCACAACTGCCGAAGCCCCTGATTCAACAACGACAAGAACGGGGATTTGATGGTTCAAGTCGGGGGTAGATGTGAGCGCACCACCTGTTGCGGGGTCAACATAAAACACTGTACCTGCTGTTGCAACAGGTACGCCCGTAGTAATGTATCCTTGAAAGGTTAGTGTAAAGTTGTTCGCATCGGCAACGGCTGTAACTATCCCAAGCGCACGACCCGCACCCGAATCTGTTGCCCTCGCTTTAAACCATGTATTGTCACTTTTACGGATTACAACATCACCCACAACAAACCCGTGTCCGGTCTGAGTGAACGATTCCGAAATGCGTGGGGGCGTTTCTATGTTGACTGTTATTGCCATACGATGTTGAATGTTTCGGTTTTGATTGATGGGATAGTCTGCGTATCGACAAGCACCCCGTCAAGGTAAAAGTTATATTCGGTGTCAGGCAGCACGAGGGTATCGCCCGACGCTACCGTGTCCGTGTAGGATTGGTCGGAATTCTCAACAGTTGCGTCGTCGCAGGTCGCAGGGTTCGGGATGGTAACGGTGTCGCCTCCTGATAGTGTGCCGACGGGTGTGCCGTTCTGATATTCAACCGTTATGTCGAGTAGTCCACCCGATGCGACGGTGGTTAGTTCGACCCCGTTTATTTCGATTGTTGCCGATTCGCACACTACCGGAGCCAGTGGGGTGACTGGAGTTAGTGGCAACTCACACGCATCTATCCCCCACGCTACGGTTATGGTTAGGGTAGCCTGTACGCCTGTCACCGTGTGCTGCTGCTGCTCGATGAATGGGGTGATACCCGTCGGCATCTCAACACTCCAAATCTGCTCGAACAGAAACACGTTACCCCCGTTCAAGATGTCGGCAAGTACGTCGTTCAGTATTTGGGTGCAGTCGCTTATTACCTCACGTTGGTAGTCCGATTTATCAAATTCATCCTTATCTCGTGGCTTGTCGAACACGTACACATCGACGCTGTACTGATACAGGTTGTCAGCGTTCATCGTTCCGGGTACGACGTGCAGAACGGGATACTCGCCATCCTTGTCGAGGTCGGCAACGGTGAGTAGTCCGTGGCTGAACCGCCTGATTTGAAGGTGGTTGTTTGCAAACGACTCAAATGTCGCTATGATGTTGTTGTAAGTAATCACAACTATATGAGTTGGTTCGTTGCGAATTTAGGGAAAAGAATCGAACTTTTTTTAAACAAATAGCCCCCGACGTTTCAGGGGCGATTGTTTGCGATTAAACTTGCTTGACCTAAGTAACTAACTAAACTATGAGATAGGCAAATATAGAAAATTATCGATTCCCTCCAAATCCACCTATCACATATTTGCCACCGCCCGGATTTGACAGGAAGTGATACGCCACGTATCGGGCTGCGTCAAGTGCGTGGTTGTTGGCATCAAGTGGTTCGTTCGTTATCTCACCGAATTTATCCGTCTTGTACTTGTAGGATTCAAGTTCCCTGATTATGTTCTTGCTGCCCTGCGTGACGTGTATCCGGTAGCGTCTAAGTAGGTCGATGCCGAACTGAACCGAGCCGTTAGGTTTCTTCGCCTCGATTATCTTCAATCCCATCCGCCTGAGTTCCATGATGCTTTTCGGCTCTGCGCTATCAGCCACGATGGTGGGTGGTGTGGTGTAGATGGATTTGATTACGTTCGTTATGTCCGGGTTAGTTAGTCCGGTCTGGTATGCGACCTCGTGCAGGATGATGTCGTCGCCATCCTTCCACAGTTCGATGATGGCGGTGGGGTCGTTGGTGAAACCGAAGTCCATGCCTACCCCGATACGTTCGCCCCGGGTCGTTGGCGTGACGTTCCAATACGGGTACACCGCCTCCTTAGGTATGCCGAGTTCTCCCAGTCCATACACCCGCCAGAAGTCAGGGTCGATGTACTTCATGCGCTCGATTTCGTCGATTAGTTCCTGAGGCAAGAACGGGTTATCGAGGTAAGTCGATTTAATCCACGTCGTTTCGTTTTGGTTTAGTTCGCCCTTGTGGACCCAGAATTTCTCGGATGGGTTGAAGTCGATAAAGATGCGCTCGGTTGTTCGGATTTTGATTTGCCGGAAGTCTTCAAGGGTGAACTCGTTCGCCTCGTTGATGAAAGCTATCTCACGTTCAACGCCTCGTTTCTTTTGGCTCATGTCCATCCCGCTGAACCGGATAAGGTTGCCGTTCAGCACGATGTGGTTTAAGGTCTTGTTGTGCTGCCGGGGGTCGTACAGGTTGAGGCCGTCTGCTATTTCGATGAATTGGTCGAGTGCCGCTCCGACGTGTGTGGCTGAGTGCTTACGGAAGATGTCGATTCGTTTGCCGTAGTTCTCCATGCAGTAAACTGCGATAAGCCATTGAAGGAACGAATAGGTCTTGCTCGAACGTGTACCGCCTTCGTTAACGACGTAGCGGGTATGCGAATTTAATATCCGCTTAAATACTTTCGTCGCTGTCAGTTTGCTCAATCTTATCTATGATTGTAATTTCAATCGGTTCGATTCGCTTGACTTCTAAGTGTTCCGTATATCCTCGCCTACGTCCTTTAGTCTTTAAATAGAATATAGTTGATGTAGGGTTGCCGTCTTTCATCTGCTTATGTAGTTGCGATTCGGCAAAGTCCAAAGCGATGTCCTCGATTGACCTGACTGCTTCGGCATATTCAGGGTCGTCTTTCATCCAAGAATAATGGCTTTCCCTACTAATGCCAACACTAAGACAGGCTGTTGTAACAACACCTAAAGACTTTTCGAGTGCTGTTATCATTGCCTTTTTATGAGTGTCAGTTTTTGTCAAGTTATTCAATTACAATTCCGTTCTTTTTAATTACGATATTAGGGTCTAACTTTCGCATCCTGTCAACTATGACTTGGCAGTATTTCGGGTCAAGTTCCATTAAAAAAGATTTCTTTCCCATTTGTTGAGCCGCTACCATTGTAACTCCACTCCCTCCAAAATAGTCAGCTATTGTTTTTGATGAAAGTTTAAATCGCTTCATTATCCAAGCCACAAGACTAACAGGCTTTTGTGTCGGGTGAACTCTATTTGATTTTTCACTTGCTTGAGTAAATTGCCTAACGACACTCCTTAAATTTGCCCATGCCAACTCGCAATCCGTTTGGTCACTATCCCCGTTATTCTTATCCCAAACTATCCAACATTCACTATCGGGTAAAACGGAACAATAGTAATTTGCTCCCCACCATATCTGTTTGGATTTTGGATAAAGCGAGTAAATCAAAGTAAAAACATCCTTTGCAATATCGGCATTATCATCCCCAATTATATCTGTCCCATAGTTCTGCTTTAATACACCACTTTTACTTACGGCATTCATTCCGTACGGAGGGTCTGTGTGAATTAAGTCGGGATAAGTACCAATCATCAAAGTATTGATGTCGTCAGGATTTGTACTGTTACCACACAACAAACGATGCTCCCCAATCTCAAACAAATCACCCAACACGATGTCGGTTGCAATTGTTTCGGGTATCTCGTAATCATCTTCCTCTGCTTCGGGTTCTTCCTTTCCAAACTCAGGTAAATCCAATCCCCACTCAGTAACCTGTTCAGCATCCCATTCGTTGGCTATTGCACTCCAATCCCATTCACCAAAACCAACGTTGTCTTTGATAATAAACTCCCTTTGCTGCTCTTCGGTTAAATTCTCAGCCCGTAATATTGGGACTTCTTTTAACCCTGCTTTCTTACAGGCTTCGTAACGCATATTACCTCCGAGTATCACCATATCGCTATTAACGACAATCGGGCGTATCTCAAGCATCTGCGGGAAGTCTTGAATAGACTTTACCAACTTATCAAACTTCTCGTCTTTGATTATACGAGGGTTTGTAGGGTTCTTTTTAATGGAACCTATTTTGACAGATTCGGTTTGCATTTTACAAAGCTACAAAAAAAACCGATGCACCTGCCACGAGTGACGAAGGTGCATCGGCTAAACCAATAATCCGAGGCTAAGATACGCAAAATTATTGTTCGTTCTGCATAAGGTTGTTAATATGTTCCCGTAAATTATTCACCTCGTCGATGAGCCGTTGTCGTTCGCCCCGATACCGTTCGATGCTGTTACGCATCTGACTGTATCGTGTCATGAGTTCCTGCATGATGTCGATTTGCCCCGAATGTTGGAGGTGCAGGTCGGAGATGACCTGAGCGGCATAGATGAGTTGTGTAGCGTCCGTTCGGTATGCGTCTTGCTTTTCGGGCGGCAGCTTATCGAGTTGAGCGATGATGCGTTCAGCGTACCGGTGCATGATGTCTTGGGCGGCTTGGATTGTCGCCATCCGTGAGCGCATGGCGAGGTCGGACGGAATGGGGTTGAGCGTAGCGTGACTGTTTCGCATCGCTTCCATTTCCACCTCGTATGCCCTTGCGCTGCGTAGGAGGCTCGACATTCGCTCATCTTCCGTTTTAGGTGGGGTAGTATTCATTACTTTGAGATAGTGCCCTGTTGGGGCTGTTAATCGTTCCATTGGTTTATTGTTTAAAACGGTACTTCTTCGTCCGGATGCCCTCCGAACAATCCGTTACCCGTAAAGGTATCAAATCTTTTTGATGGCGGTAGCTTGGTTGGCAGGTCAGGCAGTTCAATTTGAACCGATGGTGGCGGCACGTCAATCGGCACGGGGAACTTTTTGTTGCCGTGTGAATCAAGTTCGTAATAATTCCACCGGTACTCGTCGTAGCGAAGCAGGTAGTCACCAACTACGGAAGAGCCACGGGGCTTTGCTTTCTGAACCAAGACCATGACCTCGTTGCCCTTGTACGTTTCGCCCGTTGACGATGCGCTGTTCGTTAACCCCGCCTTAGGTCGCCACACCCCGACCATGAGTTGACCTCTGCGAAAGTGGGTTTTACCTCCCATCAGGTTGTTGGCGGACGGTGGCGGTAAGAACTTGATAGCACCCTGCGTTTGCTCCGACGACTTATGCGGGTCGTCCACGGGATGGGTGACAAGTATGTGATGCCGCTTGTTCTTGCGGCAGTCGTGTTCGATGAGGCTGTACCCCTCCTCGTACTCCCCCGCCACCCCTGCGTGTGTGGTGATGAGTGTGTTTATCGGGTCTATCACCATCGACCAAATCGGCTGACCTATCTCGGCCTCCACGTCGTTCAGGTACTTAAGTGCCGCCTCGAATCCTTTGATGTAGGTCGGCACAATGTAGAAGTACTGACTGAACTCAAGTACTGCCCGGTCAATTTCGGACGGGGTGAGGCGGTTGGTTCCACCGTTTCGGTTGTAAAAGTCCTTGCCAGTCCATGTGGATAGGATTAGCTTCACGATGTCAACGGCATCACCCTCTTCGGGGCAGTAGATGAGAAACCGCTTCTTGTGGAGTTTGGCGATGTAGGTGCAGAACGCTATGACGAGGGTGGTCTTCCCGTGCTGCGGCCATCCGTACCAAGTCGAATAAAACCCGGAGCGGAGGGTGAGTTTGTTGAATAGCAGGTCGAAGCCTGTTTGATATCCGTATGGACTGCCTGAGTTGTACTCGACGTGAAGGTCGGGCAGGACGTCGTTAGGTATTATGTATTTTTTTGATTGCATTGTGGATTATTGGGGGCGGTAAGGTACTACATTAATTCAAATTGTTCGATGGCTTTAAAAATTGCGTATGGAATTTGCGGTACTACTGCGTTTCCGTATCCGTGCAACTGTTGTCTAACCAATTTAGCGGGTATCCCATCATCCACGCATACAGTTGGGGGTTCACTCTTCCAGGCACCGGACCGAACAATCTGTACAGTTGTTCCGAAAGCCCTCCAGGAGAACGGTGATGGCGTTTGGAATACATGGGAAAAGAAAGTTTGTCCCTGTGTGATTCTGATGCTGTTGGGGTAAGCAACCAAATACAACCTTGAACGGTGATGGGGCGCGCCGACTTCTGACGCTCGACAAATTCGCCATTCTGCATTATACCCCAATCCGGCCAATTCACTGAGGACTGTTCTAAAGTCTTGCCCTCCGTTAACTTTAAGAAAGTTACTGACGTTCTCGGCAATAACATAATTTGGTCTGATTTCCCGAATAGCCCGGAGCATTTCCCAAAACAATCCTGTTCGCTCACCTTGTAACCCTTGTTGACCTTTGCCGTCTTGTTTGGCTTGACTTGCGTCTTGACACGGAAATCCACCTGTGAGGATGTCGATGTGTCCTCTGTGAATAGTAAAATCTGTTTTTGTGATGTCATGGTATGTAATTGCATTTGGAAAATTATACTTTAGGTTGTCGCACTTGTACTGCTCTATCTCGCAATGAAAAACGTTCTCCCATCCCATCCATTCGGCTGCAAGGTCAAACCCTCCGATGCCGCTAAATAAGCTACCGTGTTTCATAATCACATATAACTCCCGCCCATCTGCACGGGGTTGAACGTTGCGGTTGCTTCGGCGTCCATGTCGGCCAGTATTTTGTTGATGCGTAGGTTGCCGTTCGGGTCGGTCAGGGTCAGGTCTTCGAGGCTCGATACTGACTTGTTCCACACGGGGTGGGGCTGCCATATCCGGTTATACTTCGGGTCTTGGAATCCGCCCAGTTCGCCTCCTTTGGCAAACGCTACGGCACGGTCAATATCACGTGGTGTGCATCCCATCTCGTCGATGAGGGTTTCAAGGGCTTTGACCCCTCGGAATGTCATCACGTCCTTATTGCCTCGTTTGATGTATAGGTCGAAGAACCTACCTGCGACGGATTTGTACAGGGCGTTGACGGGTTTGGGTGGTGGGGCGGGTTCGGGTTGGTTGGAAGAAGTTCCTCCCGACTGGGGGGTAGGGGGGAGATTCTTCTTATCTTCTTTTTCTTCTTGTTCTTTTATTTTTTCTTTTTCTTTTTCTTCTTCTTGCTTTAAACCCTTTTCGGAACCCTTTAAACCCCCCTTTAAACCCCCCTTTAAAGGGTCGGTGTCTTTTTGTGAACGTCCTCCCTTTTTGCCATCATCCACCGATTTTTTGGAACTATCAATGTTTGCCCGAACCGATTCAAACAGAACGTCGAGCAGTACGTCGTCGGAAAAATCCGGCTCGATGTCGTAGATGCCATAGTCAACTATTGCCCACATCATTCTGAGTTGTTGGGTATGGTCTTGGATTTTGCGGAGGGTCTTTGAGTAAGACACGTACCATCCGATTCGGCTGCGTTGTTCTTCCATTATTCGGGTATAAAAAATCCCATTGGGTTCAAGGTAGCCGCCTATCCCCCAATGGGTTTTAATCAATGCTGTCATGTCGTGACCGTCGGCTACCGTTCACGCTGCAATATAGTAACTATTCCGTTCCCTCCGGCATGATACTTTTGAACACGTGCCGTATCAGCGGGTCGTGCGCTCGGTTCTCCACGAGCCGTACCGCATGGATAGCGATGCAATGCGAGGCGTAACCCATCGACTGACCGGCAGCGTTCAGGCTCATGCGTTCTTGGTTGACGAGATACCACATGATAACCTGCTTAATCTGCGGGATGGGTCGTGTACGTGACCGGCTCATTATCTCCGCTTCGGATAGTTTGAATTTTTCCGAGGCAACCCGAATCAATTCCGATGCGGTGGTGCCGTTCTGGTGGGTGAATTTAATTCGGTCAGTCATTTGCGGTGGAAGGTTAGGACGGTGTATTCGTTGTGCTGTTGTGTGCGTAGTTCGATGTCGGACGTTTTGAACATAAGGCAGCGTGTTTCAAGTCCGTTCGGGGCAAATCCAACTCCCTTAAATACAGGTCGAGTGTCATCATTACTAAACCAATTTAATGGAATGGCAACTTCCCGTTCCTTAATCTTTTCAAGCCGCTCGAGTTCAGCCCTTACCGCCTCGATTTGTTCGTCGATGGTTGGTTCGGGTTTGGGCTGTTCGGGTCTTGTGGTGAGTGACTGCTTCCAGTCGAGGTCGTTTGAAAGGGTGAATTTTGATTTTTCCCAACCATTGCAAGGAGACCAACATCCATCACCACGAGCAATTACATTTTCATTTTTAATAAAAAATCCATCCCCGCTTTCATTAAAACAATGTACGGTAGCCCACTCCGGAGCGTTACTCCAGTCGACCTCATACGATGGTGTCGGCTTGGGTGGTTCAGCCTTGACCCGTTGCAGCCTGATATTGTCCTGATGGGATTGGCACGGCTTACCCGTGTCGCACGATGTAAGCGTCACGATGTTGTGCGATGCGTACCCGGTAACTTTGTGCGGGATTGTTCCGTGCTTACCACGCAGCACGATGTCGCCTTTCTTGAATTTTTGCATTGTGTTATGGTTTTAAATTGTTAGCCCTCTGAGCGGACTCGAACCGCTCGTTACATCACCGCCCTTAAGATACGGGAGTGGTCGGCTATCCTGCCAGAGGGGTGGGGTTATTTTACTTTACGAATTAAGTAGTTATACATTTTAATTAAAAAATCGTTTGATACTAAGTCAAATTTTGTTGTTCCGAAAGCAATTATAAAAAACTGTTTGTTGTCTAATTTTTTATAAAGTTCTTTTACAATTTCTGGTGTTATTTCTTGATTTTCCATATTAATAACCCCTTTTCAAAAGTTGTGAGATTCTTTTTGCTGCGCTATCAACGTTCTTGCAAAACAAATTTCTTTCAGCTATAACAATCAGAAATAAATTGTGTGAAGGCTTACATTGTGAGAACCAATTAGCTGATTCGTTAGCGAAGTTCTGACCTTCTAATAGTGCTGATTTGATTTCTTGAGTTGTCATCGTCTTGTGTTTTAATTGGTTTGACGAGGCAAAGATTAAACAACTTTTTCACACTTCAAAATAATTTAGAATAATTATTTTACATTTGCCCTGTCTGCCCGATTCAGCGCAGATTTCCATTGTGTTATTTTGGTTTGAGTTGTGCCGATTCGAATGGGTCGGCACAATTTTTTACTGAATAATTTGGAACTTAAATAAATATTGCCTTACCTTAGCCGCATCAAATCAAATACGATGAACACGAAACTATTAATCCAACACCACCACGAGCAGATTAAAGCGCACAATAAAGCGTGTCGCATCATCGCTCTAATCGAATCCAACGCAAGACAGATTGAACACATTCAGTCCGAGTTGAGCGATTCCGAACTAACAAAATACTGGCAGCCCTACACCATCAACGCAAAGCGAAACAGGATGAAGACGGCTGGGTCGCAGATACCCCGCTTGATAGCACTCTATTCACGTCACCTTGATACGATTAAGCCATGACCCGCATCTGCGTACTCCGCTCGGTTCAACCCGACAAGCCCATTCCCGATTTCATCAACTGGATTCGTTGGGTGCATTATGAATCTGCCCGTAATCGAAACCATTCGCTTCGGGTATTAGAGAAACAAGCAAGTCAAATCAAAAACAAATAATCCATGACACATTGGAAGAAACTAACCAACCCGAAGTACATCGGGGCGTATGACTTCAATCCCAAAGAGGAAAGAGTATTAACAATCAAATCCGTGCAACTCGAAACGGTGGACGGTCCGGACGGTAAGAAAGAGGACTGTATCGTCATCCACTTTACCGAAGGCAAACCGATGATATGCAACCGGACAAACGCCAAAGCTATCACCAAACTGCACAAGACCCCTGAGATTGAACAATGGGCGGGTAAGCAGGTCTGCATCTACGTCGCACAGGTCAAAGCGTTTGGCGACGTTGTGGATGCGTTACGTATCCGCCCGACATTACCGAGCAAACCAACCTTGAACGAATCGCACCCGAAATGGGACGGGGCAATCAAAGCGGTGCAGGGCGGTAAGGATGCCGCCACGTTCAGGACGCACTTCGAGGTGAGCGATGAGGATGTAATTAAGTTGAACGAGTACAAACCGAAACAATGACGAACAACCCTAAACGATACGGACGCTTCACGGCTTCGGAGATATTTAAACTCGTTCCAGGCGAACGGGGCGGCACGGCAACACGGGATAAGTACATCCTTGAAAAGGCAATCGAAATCGTTCAAGGCTGCGAACTACCCGGATTCACATCACGCCACACCGAACACGGCAACTGGCACGAAAGGGAAGCAATAGACGCATTCATGGCGGCATCGGGTCTAACCGTTGAGTATCAGTCAGACCAGTTCCTGCAGTATGGCGACAATGCTGGGGCGACACCGGACGGACTTATAACCGACCCATTCACGGGCGAAATCTTTGCAACGGTGGACGTGAAGTGTCCGACTGGTAAGTTTTGGCACCAAAAACTCGACATCATTCAGAACGCTAAGCCTCAGTATCAGAACAGTCCGAAGGAGTATTTCTATCAGGCTCAGATGCAGATGCTTGTTGCTTCGGTATACTACGGGCAACCAATCAAAAATCACTATCTTGTACGATACCTTGCCGAGCCGGACATGGGCGACTATGCCGAACCGATACAGTTC